GGAAGTGCTCGGCTTCTCACCGGACCCGTGGCAGGTGGATCTTCTCAGGAGCCGGTCAAGGAAGATCATCTTGAATTGCTCCCGGCAGAGCGGCAAGTCCACCACCTGTGCAGCCCTAGGGCTTCATGAGTCCATCTACAGGCGGCCTAGCTTCGGCTTGGTAATAGCTCCTAGCCAGGATCAAAGCTCCGAGCTCATGATGAAGTTCGATGAATTCCGGGGCGCGGTGGAGCTGCCCTCCGACTATCTCAGCACCGACACCAAGCTTGCGGTGCGGTTCGCCAATGGCAACAGGTTTGTAGCTCGCCCTGGCTCGGAGAAGACGGCCCGCTCCTTCTCAGCAGTGACCCTCCTTCTGGAAGATGAAGCCGCTAGGGTGCTGGATGATCTCTATAACGCCGTCCGGCCCATGCTGGCGGTAAGCAATGGCCGCCATATCCTAATGTCAACTCCCTTCGGCAAGCGAGGCCATTTTCATAAGATCTGGAGCGAGGAGAGAGACCTATGGGAGGCCTATGAAATTCCTGCAGAGCAATGCCCACGCATAAGCCCCGAGTTCCTGGAAGGAGAGAGAAGATCGAATCCCTGGTTTGAACAAGAATACCATTGTCATTTCATGGAAGCGATGGGCCAGGTCTTTAGTGATGCTACAATTGAAATGATGTTCGACACTGACGAAAAACCATTATGGGGAAGTACACATGCATATTGATGACGAACCACTGCGACCGGGCGAGGTCAGAGCTTTTGTTAAGTATCGCAATCATCCACGCCCAACACCACAGCGCTATTTTGTGGGATGGGATATAGGCCAGAGCCAGGATTACAGTGCCGTGGCTGTCTTGAAGAAGACAGATGCTGGAACCTATGTAGTGAACCATTTAGAGAGGCTATCGTTGGGCATGAGCTACCCCGATCAGATTAACCACGTTTATAGCCTGGTAAACCGCAAGCCGCTTGCCGGGGCGGATACCACGGTTTGCCTTGACAAGACAGGGGTAGGCGCGCCGGTATATGACACGACCCGCAAGAAGGGTATCAATGCCATTGGCCTCACTCTTCACGGCGGCGATTCTGTTTCATGGGATGAAGACAGGATGGCCGTCAAGGCTCCTAAAAAGGATGTAATCGGCTGTCTTGTGGTCTTGGCTCAATGTGGCTCGATTAAGATAGCCAAAGGGCTACCATACGGCGATACTCTGCTAAAAGAACTTAGAGATTATCAGATCAAGTTCAACCCCAACACGGCTAACGTGAGTTTCGGCAACGGCAGAGAGGCCGAGCACGACGACTTGGTGCTAAGTGTGGCTATCCCCCTTTGGATAGCGGAAAACCGCTATCCCCCTGTTCAACCAGTAGCCCGGTTCATAAGTGTAGGCGGCCGAGGGGTGAAGAGGATCGGATGAATCGAAACGCATTTATGGAAAAACTTTCCAATAATCATTTATGGATGAACCAAAGAAAAGATCCCGAGGCCGGCCTAGAAAGTATCCGCTCGGCCTAATAACTGATCTTATGATTCAAGAGGGTTGCACAAGACGTGGGGCAAATAACAGTCTTCTTTCGTCATACAGTTTTGTAAAAATCAGCGACGGATGCCCTGAAGATACGCAAAAATTCTTTTTTGGTGGTAGAACTAAATTAGAAGCGCTCTCTGGCAAGCCTAAATTGTTTTGTCAAAGAGATTATGTTATGCAAGAATTAGGCCGGTTCCCTGATGCTGAAATTACAGAAATCGCTAACGCGATAGCACAAAATCCTACATTACACAAATGGACACAAAAAGAAATTGTTGATTATTTAAAAGCGATACGTCTCGGCCGGATATGACCAAACTATAAATAGCAAAAAATATAACTATCATCCATGCGTATCCGACTTGCACCTATCGATTGGGAGGAAGGCTACAGGCTCAAGAGAACTATGGTGGAAGTTGAAAGAGGCATCCAGCGAACCCTTTTTTGTTATTGCCTTGATCCCTCCGAGAAGGCCTACAACCCGAGGTAATCAATATGTGGAGATTAGTTTTAATTGGAATGCTCTTAATGAGTGCGGCAACAGCAGCACAACCAGAAATAGCCACGAAGCTTCCCGAAGTAGGGGATATGGTGGTTGTAATCACGTCTTACACCGGACTTGGTTTTTTGTGGATGGCCGGGAACGTGACTGCTCAGGATGATAGCACGATCTGTATTGATTGTATCTTCGCCGAAATAGGAGACGGAGATGGGCGCTCAAGTCTAGCTGATACTGATTTCTTAGGCAACAATTGCCTAGGCAAGTCAAGTTATCTGATTCTTAAAATTGTACCGGAGGAGCATATAAGAGAGGTTGTGGCGAGGGCAGACACTAGGCCCCATTAAGTGCGTATAACCTGTTGATCCATCAATCTCTTTTTCCTTCCATTTTCTCCTGATCGCGGCAGAAGATATTTTTATAAACCCCTTTTCAGGCCGATAAGTCTCCCTTTGCGGTATAGGAAATAGGCTTATCGGAATCGATAGCGGCGGCCAAAGCTGACCGATAACAAGAGATCGGTCAAGTCAGCTTGTCAAGAATTCCAAAGTCTTTGGAAGAGGGACTTTGCCAGAAGTGATTTTAGGTCGATTTCAGATAGACCAAGAAGGTTCTATAATTTACTACGTGCAACTTGCAGCCAAGCCTAAAAAGTTCTATGTCATTTTTCAGATTAGACAAAAAATGTCATAGAACTTAATCTACCATTCAAGCGCCATGCTCGATAGATTAAAATAGGAACTAACTAAGCTTAATGCAAGGAGTGCTTTTCCTATGGTATGCTCAGATGTGGTGCCAATTGGCTCCGCAGTGGCCTTGATGACGCGCGAGGAGAGATTAAGCGCGCTATCACCTAGCGAATGCGAGCACTTCCTTGAGAGCTTTAAGTACCATAAGGACATGCTGGTAGAGCTAGCCAGTAAGTAAAATCATTCCAGCTTCACAACCTTCTTTTTAATCCATTTCACTATTGCGTCTATCTCTTCCCCTTCAGGACATCTATATTCAGCAATCTTTATCATTACGCGAACTATTTCGGACCGGTCACTTCGATCGAAGCGATGGCCATTTTGCCTTAAAATGAGATCTGCCAACTCAAATGCGGTTCTCTTTTGGCCATCCCAAAAAGGATGACGATCGGCAAGAAACAAAGCTTGAGCTGCCTTTCTGAAGATATCAGGCTCATAATTGATGGCCTCGACCACAAAAAACAACGTGGCAGGATCACGTACCCCTGGTTCACCGCCGGTGTTTTCGATGAGGAAATCATGAATTTGGATAACCTTCTTTTCGGTGAGCCTTTCCATCGCTAATGCGATTTCTCCTAAGGTTTATGAATTATTTGAAAGCCGGATCAACTGTCATTTCAGGGGAGGGTGAGTAGGGACATTTTGAGGTATTCAAGATGATCCCCCACCCCAAACCATGTTTTTGGCATGACTGGCTATTCCCGCAGCAATCTCTGTATCTCCTCATGCAAGCCGGCCAGCTTCTTGGTGATAGGATGCTGCGGCCCGTACTCCTGCTCTGCCAGGCCCTTTATCCGCCAAGTCTCGGAGAGGAGCTTGCCGATCTCCTTTATGATATACTTGCGGTTTTGCTCAGTCATGATACCAGCCCTTAAATCAATGGCCCATTTCACCTTTATGTTCTACCAGCCCTCATTAATCATTAATGCTTAAGGCTTATGGCTTAATAGATATTTTCTTAAGTCTTAACGATTAACCATTAAGACATGGAAGTAGTAGCAATAGCTAACCAAAAGGGGGGCTGCGGCAAGACCACAACAGCAGTTAATCTATCTGCTTGCCTTGCGGCCAAAGGAAAAAGGGTCTTACTAATCGACCTAGATCCTCAAGGATCGGCTACAACCCATCTAGCAGTCCGAGACTTTGAGAACACCATGTACGAAGCCATGATGGCCGATTTAAGCTTGTCAGAGATCACCACCCCCACAGAGATCAATGGCTTAGATATCATCCCTGCCGATAAGCGACTAGGGAAAGCCGAGATGGAGATTGCAGGGAAGTCCATCGCCAGGGAGAGAATACTGAAGCCAAAAGTCCGGATCCAAGATGCCTACGACTTTATCATCATAGACACGCCGCCGAACCTTGGATTCTTGACCATAAACGCAATGGTTGCCAGTGATACCGTACTTGTGCCGATCCAAACAGAATTCTTTGCGATCCAAGGGCTTTCAATGATCTTGGATTTAGCAAAGGCGATCTCTGAGGGCTTAGGCCAAGACCTGAAGCTAAGATACCTACTGACCATGTACGACGCCAGGACAAAAATGGGCAAAGAAGTAATCACACGGGTTAGGGAACTTCTCGGAGATGACGTATTCAAAGTGGTGATCCCGAGAAGCATTAAGCTGGCCGAGGCTCCGAGCTATGGGAAGCCAATTCATTTGATAGACCCTGAAGCGCCAGCGGCCAAAGCATACTCACAGCTTGCCGAGGAGATGATCGCATGACAGGCGACTTGATGGACAAGGTATTCGGAGACATTAAGACAAAAAAGTCCGATGCCTTAAGTGATAAAGCATTAATCAAAAAAACATTAAGTGAAGATACATTAAGCCTTAATGTATTAAGCCCAAAGCTAATTGATGAAGCCATAGAAGCCGCAAACAGCAAGCGCCGAATGATAGGAGTATGGAGTCCAGTTATAGCGGCGGCTATGTGGTATTTGAAAGGGACTATCCCCCGGTTCTCCATCAGCGAAGTTGCAAGCCATTGGATTGAGGAAGGTTTAGAAAGGGATTATCCCGAGCTGGTTCAGAAGATACGAGAAGGGATGAAAAAATGAATTCCGGTTAGCCGTCATGAAGCCGGTGGATATGCCTAAGCAAGAGTTAATGCTGAGAGAATGATGCAAACCCCCCGCGACCGTATCTTATGGATTCTCTCCAGCAGCGGCGGGAAGATTGACAGGAGCAGGCTTAGAAGATGCGCCGGGATCAAGCTTGCAGACTTGAACCTGATCCTGGGAGAACTGGCCAGGGAAGGTAGGATCAGGATAACCGGCGAAGTGGTATCAATATTATAATGAATTGTTATTTTAAGTTTTAAGGCCAGGATCTACTTCCATGATGAATACCCCTAACTATGCCCGGCTATCTCTCCGCTGGATAACATGAGAGAGAACAAGACATTTTATAGCCGGGCCAGAGGGGCCAAGCCCCACTTGGCCGGACGGGATTTGAGAAGTTTAACCTAAATTCCACTTATTCAATATATCGAAAGGTGCAGGTTCGTTTTTCGAAAGCTTGTATATATCATATACGCCGACGGCATATACGATAACTCCTCCAATAACGGTAAACCATGACAGCAGCATCAGTAGAGTAACAACGATACCTCTTTTCAAGAGGCCAATGTACCAATATCCAATTATCAAACCCCCTAACAGTCCGAGTATTGCAGCCAATTTTGGATCTTTATCTATTGGCTCTGATCTCAATTCTTCAGTTGTACTACCACTTATCCTTTGGACGAAGCCGCCTCCAGTTTTTTGCGTAACGCCACAACTTGGACAGATCACGGCATTAATGTCGATCTCTGCACCGCAATTATAACAGAATATTTTGCTTTTCCCTATAGGTTTTTTGTTCTGCATCACGCCGCATTTGGGACACATAGCGGCATTAATGTCGATCTCAGCACCACAATTAATACAGTGCTTAGTTATTCGAACACCAGCCTCG